TTGAATACTTCACTCATACTTTTCTCCATAGGAAGTAAATGAACATATATTATAACACAACAACTTAGTGTGTGTCAAACCAATTGTTACCTATTTTTGCTTCAGCGTCAACAGGACACCGAAACCCCAACACCTCACCCGCCTTACGAGCAGAGGCTACCATGATTGACGCAACAGTTTCCGCATGTGGTCTCTGTGCTTCAATCTGGATTTCATCATGCACGAATGCAACTTGTTGTACAGAAAGTCTTTGTCTCTTGAACTCTTTGTGTGCCTCAATGCACCACTGTTTGGCAATGATAGCACCACATCCTTGGAGTAGGGAATTGAGTGCGGCGTGTTCACTACGCACCAGTATTCTTCTACCATCCAAGCCCGGCACATACCCTTTGCTCGCCACTTTCTTAACTTTCTCCATAAGTCTTGATAACGCAGGGGTGTTGCGATAAAAGTTCTGGAGTACTTCACTCCCCTCACGCGCACCTCCCCCGACAATACTGCCAATCTTGGCCGGTCCTGCACCATACAGTGTTGCGTATATAAGAGTCTTAGCCTGCGGTCTCGTAACGCCTGCGGCATCAGCGTTCTTCTGATGGATGTCGCCATTCAATAACTCCTCAGTCCAATCAGCATCCTGCATGTAATGTGCAAGACATCTCAACTCGATCCCCGAAAGGTCTGTCCCGCATAAGACATTACCATCATCGACAGTCCATAGCTTACGACAGTCAGAGCCATACTCACTGTTGACACTAGGGATCTGTCCCATGTTGGGACTATGGTGTGTCATACGTCCAGTCACAGCACCGTTGGTGATCACCCTACCATGTACCCTGCCATCATCCTTGACGTTATCAATCCATGAATCCAACAGGCCGACACGTTTCTGTAGCATCAGGTATTCAGCAATCAGTTGTGCTTCTGGTTTGTCAATAGACTTGAGCGTACCTTCATCTACTATGATACTGCCTTTCTCAGTCTTCTTAGTAAACTTGACACCAATGCTCTGCAACCTTTCTGCGATCTGCTTCCTTGACCCCACATTGAATACGGTAACCCTGTTCTTGAGTTGCTTGCCTGTCTTCTCTGACCAACGCTCCTCAACAATAGGAGGAAATACAGCTTGCATCTCGTCAGTAATAACAGACATGCGATCCTTAAGTTGAGCCAGTAGAGTGACAGCCTGTGGTACATCCAGTTTAAATCCATTGTCTTCCTGCTTCTTCATCAACCATGCGACACGATGTTCAAGATGTACACTACCACCAAAAGATGACAATTCTTTCGACAACTTATCATATAAAAGTGTTGTCACGTGTACGTCCTGCTTGCAATACTCAATCATCTCTTGCGTAAGACCACCATCAAAGTCAGTGAAGTCATCCTTGAAATCACCGAGCCTTTCACCCCACGCACGTAGACTATGACCACCCTCCAGTTGTGGATTCCATAGCCTTGACATGACCAGAGTGTCACGAACTTTGGAGATGGGAATCTGTACTCCCCAAAGCCGTGACAGCAATGGCCCGTCAAACCCTATGATGTTATGCCCAACAATCACATCGGCTCCCTTGATAGCAGACTTAAGTCCTGCAATAGACTCAGGTGTCTCCACATGAATCTTAGATGGAAAGAACCAATTTGAATGATAAGCACAGCACCATATCGTATCGTGTGCCATGTTGGTCTCAATGTCGAGAACCAATACGTTCATTACAACTCCTCTTCTTCAACCTCAACCATTCTACCTGTGTTGCGAGAGTAAAGCAATGCACATGCAGGCCCAGTCGTACCGCTGAATCTGTTCTTAAGTACACGCACACGTGTGGTGTTACGCTCTGTCTCATCCTCTGCCTGACCGTTACGCTCAAGTCCAATCACCATGTCAGATAACTGGGCGATGGAACCAGAGCCACGCAGTTGAGCAAGAGACGTAGCCGCACCTTCCTCGTGACCCTTGGAGTCAGGACGCTTGAGGTGCGACACTACAATCAAAGCGATGCCTGTCTCTTGCACCACCATACGCAAGCGAGTCATGATTTCATCAATAGCTTTTCGCTCGTCACCACTAGCCTGTGCAGACACCACAATAGATATATGGTCAAGGAAGATGTAAGTACAACCAAGCCCCTTAGCCAGATACTTAACTCTGTTGATGATATTTTCAACGCTAGTACTACCAAAGTGATCGAACAGATAAATGCGATCTGTCCCAAGCGTCTGCTTGAAAGCATCCTTCTTCTCCTCTGTCGTTGCCTCTGAGTCTGGTAAGTGCAGTGGTTGGTTAGCCGCAAGTGACATCAATGATAGACCTGTCTTACGCACTGACTCCTCCAAGAACATCAGACCTAAGTTGTCTTCAGTCTTGTTGAGTACATGCCACACAATCTCACGCACAAACTGAGACTTACCAAGTCCAGAGCCTGCAGTGATCGTCACAAGCTCACCCTTACGGATACCATAAGTTAACCCATTTACACCCGCAAACGGATACTCACAGTCAGCAGGTGCAAGAGGTTTCATCACATCATCATACAGCGCAGAGCCTACGATAATCCCATCAGGTACATGCTGTTCGGAAGCCCACCACTTCTCAGAGAACTCCTTCATCTTCTTCTGCTGAAGATACTCACAAGCATCCTTCATACCACTGAGATGCTTGAACACCTTGGCCTTGGCTCCGAACATCTCAGCCACTTGTGATGCCGCCTTCTGTCCCGGCTCATCTGCGTCAAAGCAGATCACCACGTTGTCAAAGGAATCCACCCACTCATACTGCTTGCGGATATCCTTAGCGGCAGAGGCCGCACCGTTACGGACAGAGACTACGGGATACTTAGACCCAAGCATTTGGTATGCCGCCATCGCATCGAACTCACCCTCGACAATGGTGACAAACTTACCGCCCTTGCTGAACAGGTTCTGCCCATAGAGTCCTGCACTAGACCAGTCTCCTGCAATACGGAAGTCCTTGTCAGGTGTGCGTGTCTTGGTTGCCACAATCTTGCCCGCTGAGTCAGCGTAGTTGAAGTGATAGTTCTGCCCTTCCTTGGCACACTTGTATGCCTTGGATGTATCACTACTGATTCCACGCTCAATAATCGTCACATAATTTTCATGGGTCACTGACAGTTGTTTTGCTTCCACTCGTACCTCCCTATTGGTGTGTGGTAGATCGTCGCTCTGAGGGGCTGTACGTGCGTCACAGACAAAGCAATGTCTCCACCCGTCATCGTTCACAGCAAGCCCGTCACTAGAACCACAATCATTGCATGGTTGGTGCGTCTTCACAAAAGGCACTTTCATTCTCCTTGTAGTATTGACACAACATGGTCAACGCATACGCTTCTTTGTTGTCCTCGCAATAGTCAGAGAGACTCTGAAGTGTACGCAACAGACCGTGTTTATAAATCATATCACAACAATCAACAAGAGTTTGATGAAGATTGTGTTCCTCCATAACTAAAGAGAAGTCTTCTTCAGGTATGTTAAAGATATTAACCATAACTAATAACCTCTTGCGTAACTCTAAAGTAGAAATATTCTATCATGGAATTTCCTCTATGTCAATAACATCACTAATACTCATAAGATCATGCCGCTCAACAGCTTTGATACCAGTACACGAGAAACAATCGTTACACAGATCAATAAACTCTTCCGAGTCAGCATACCTACGAGTTGCTTCAAAGTCAGTCAACTCCTTGTTACATCCTACGCACCTCACTCATCACCTCCTTGTCTAGTCACATCCCAAATTAATAATGAGAAGAAAATCAAAGGTATAGCAACAGTAACTAAAGTATCCATTAAGTATTTAACCCCACTTTTTCGTGATCATCCAGTGACCACAGGGTATCACACCATGCCATAACTTGTCAAAGTTTTTGCGAGGCGGAGCATTGCCTCCCTCACGTTTCTCAAGTCCATACTTCTTGCGATAACGACACGCAAACTGCCTGATTGAGTTGAGAGAACCCCCCAACTTGTCAGCAATCTCAGCGGCAGTGTAGCCTTGATGCCACATCGCCACAAAGATTTCGACCTGCTTCTCAGTATACTTGGGCTTCATTCTTCATACTCTCTTTGCATGAGATACAACTCACCAATGACATGCTCAGCCAACGCAAGACGACCACGCATCCACTCGATGTGATCGCTCTGCGATTTGAGCCTAGTCATGATGGCATCGAGCGCACCTTCAGTGTCAGCAAACTCAATTGTAAGTGGATCTAAATTCTCTAAAAAGTCCACAAGTTCTTCAATTGTATAGTAATGTTTCATTCGTAGCTTACCTCTTCCATTTTCATTGATGGTCCTTCATTCACAACATAACGCCATATTTCTCTGTCTGTTCCACACATCCACTTGACTTCCTCGATGAAGCCTTGTGGCAAACTCTGGCTGTAGTCCTCCAACTCAACAGACTGCAAGTGCCATGAGTCAGGGATATCACCACCCTTCTCAAACTTCCACACGACATCAAGACAGAACTCATTGTCCTCTGGATCATACCACCAATGAGTACCGTAATACTCATGACCATCTTTATACATACTCATTTCTTATTCCTCTTCAACCAACACAAAGCACATGAGTAGAACGTATCACGCTCTACCACATCCGCACGTTTACCACATGTACTACACTTAGTTGACATACATCACCCCATACATACGACCCACCTCATCACGAGTCATGAACTTGTGGTCTATGTCCTGCACATCCTCAGCATCTAGCCACGCATCCTGCGACTCACCATTGGCACGATTGATACCAAGGAACAACACACGACCTGCATACGGATCAGGGTAAACGTCAGGCATATACACAAACGCAGTCTCAGTGTACAGCCCCTCGTCATTGACATAAATGGCATCACCACCCTCGTCATAGCCACCAGAACAGAACATGTCGCACTGCAAATGCTTGCTGATGTCCTTGTAATCATTCACCTCTACGTTCTCAATCGTCTTGAGATACGGATCAACCAATACTGCTTTCATATTACTCTCCTACAAGTGAAGTCAAGTGGAACCACGACACATCATTACCACTATCAAAGTGCTTAGAATTACAAGACTTGTTAGCCACGAGATTGCACCAAGAATCCCATAACGTCTCACTATTGCGATAACCAGTACACAAGCTCAGATACTTCTTGATCTTCTTGTCCTTACCTACCGCACCATTACACTTCATGATCGTGATTTCAGCGGGCTTGATCTTGAAGCGACGAATGTTATGCACATCCATACAACCCACACGACCAAACATCAACTGCATCACAAACCCTGCTTTCGCCAGATTGAGTCCGGGAACTTCCGTAAGAATGCCCAACATAATAATGTTCTTCTTACGCACACCCAGATCGCTTGCGTTCGTTTCCATCAACTCATTGTAGATGCGCTCGCCATGTTTCTGTATGTACTCGTAGGACTTACGCTTCCAACCCCACAAATACTTGGACTCCGCACCATGCTCATCAACATCTTTCATGCGACGCTTTTGCCCATTGAACTGCTCCATGATAGTCAGGATTGTCCAGACACAAGTGCGTTGAAAGTTCTCATGCGATGCTTGAGCATACGAGTTCAACAACGGATTTACATTTTTAAACATAATCATTACCTCTCTTTGTAGTTACAAAAGAGAACGCTCACGCGCTCTCATCATTGACAATTTTAGTCTGCTTGATCGTCTCACAATATTGATTGAGAAAACGATCCATAGCCTCTTCCACATGGCGCGACTCGCTGTACGATAGCGCACCAGTGATCTTGCGGATAGTCCAGTACGCACCCCACAATGTTGTATGAGATCGCATGAACCACTTACCATCACCCTCATCACGACACATATCATGCATACGCTCAAAGTCCTTGATTTCATCGATCACCACATCAACCCATGCGTTCACAAGATCTTGCGTTGTTATTTCATTCATAAAGCACCTCGCTTTGTAGTTACAAAAACGACACATTAGTGTGCCGCATATTACTTAGACAGGAACTAGCACTGAAAGTTCCCTTACATTTCACCCCAACCTGCACTACGCAACCACGCATTGTCAGCGTCAGAGTCAGCCTCTCTACGCTCCCGTGTATGCTCACAAGAGTCACACAACAAAAGCTCCCCATGAATCCCAGTCGTCCCACATTTAGACTCTACCTCACGGTAGTCGTATCCGCATGGCACATACTGGTACACCACATTGTCACACATCGCAACACTCCTTTACATTATCCCAGTTCACATCCTCAAGGATGCTGTCATCAAAGTACAAATGCTTGATCACAACTTCCTCACCATCTTTGAATCGTATCCACACCTTGTCAGTGAAAGACACATCAGGAAACATCCCTTCCCATGCATTACACATCTCTACTCATCCTCCTCATCATCATCGTACTCAAAGATTGAGTCACGTTGCTCCAAGTAGTCCCACTCAGCCAACTCATGCGCGTCAGCCTCATAGTCCCATCCCACAATCTCACCCGCATCGTTGCGGTACACAATTTTATTTCTCGCCATTGTCTTTCACCATGTACACTAACCACACAAATATCGCACCCACGATACACCCAACACTAAAGTCCACGATCTCGTAATAATCCATCGATCTTCTCTCCTACTGATTCACACAATGCGCCACCTGCACCCAACACAAACGCAACACTTGCGATTGCAACCAACACAAACAATGTATCCATCATTTAACTCCCGTGATCACACCATCGCGCATTGTCACTTGCGCAAAGAACTCACGCTTGTGGCCCGTGAGATGCGGCCTATTAGATCCCACAAGCACACCATTTGGTTTGTACTCAGGCCCAAACGCTGAGGTCTCAACATAGTCCAGCTTTTGACCAATCGATTCCTTGAGCGATTTCTTACTTGGATAGTTGAAAATCATTGTCATTGTTTCGTTTCCTTTGTTAGCGGCCTTTGTAATTACAAACGCCATTACGCAAAAAACCCGCTAACGATTTCTCGCGAGCGGGTTCCTTGTTTCGTTTACGCGGCTTTCTTGTCTGCTTCTTCGTTCAGAGTCTCAATTGCTTTTGATGCGTATTCAGTAAGCTTTTCTGCAATCTCAAGCGCGAGAAATTGATCGTTTTTGCACGTCTTAACGAATAACTTCCAAGCGATAAAATCAGCGTCAGAAATTCGCTTTTCTGTGCAATCAAAACCCTCTGAGGACTCATCAATTTGACCTCTCTCAAGGTCCGTTGAATGTCCGACATTATCGGATTCTGACTCTGAGGCCTCAGAAGTTGAGCCAGTTGAGCCAGTATTGGAACCTTCGATTTGCTTAATCAGTTTCTTGAGTTCGCGGTAGGCTGTTTGTACCGAACGCTTACCTTCAAGAGCCTGAATCAGTGTGTCGCGGTATCCATCATAATCGGCCTTGAGTAAGGCTTTAATATGCGTTGCATACTGGTTCGCTGTTTCAACCTCAACCTCTTTAAAACTCTCGCGGTATTTAGTCGCGAATGTCTCAACCAAGGTCTCAGAGAGTTGGATAGTCTCAACGGGTTTCAACCCTCTACCAAACAGTTTCTCTCGCGCTTGGTTCGCGGCCTTGATTGCATCTTGTTCGGATGCTCCCTCAGCAATCGCATTTTCTCGCGCTTGAGACTCCGTGAGAGTAGGTAGGCCAACAATGACTCGAACTTGTTCTAGTGTCAGAGCATTGAATTGAGCCGTTGAGCGGATTCCTTTAGCTACATTCGAAACAAAGTTATCCAATACCAACTCAGCAGACATTTTTTCAGTTTCATTTGTCATGATCATTTTCCTTTGTAATTACAAATTGAATGCTCACGGGTTCAACCGAAAAGACGCTCAGTATTTTCAGACTGAGAACTGGCGGCCTTAACGCTGACCCGTAAACGTCCGGAGCCGAAACCGACCCCGATAGAACTAAGACAGTCTTTAGCATTAAAAGTTCCCTAGGTTCTTTTGTAGTTACAAACAGTAGGGACTTTACCCCGTGGCCTATGGCGGCCTCTCTCAGTTTCTTAGGTGTGGGTATTCGGTTGAGATAGCGTTAGAGGGTGCTATTCAGACACTCACTCTCAGCGTTTCGAGAATCCTAATCAGAGACTCACAAGCACCAAGACCCCTAGTTCGACCCCACGGGGGGCCTCTGGCACAATTCCGTAGCGGTAGAGTACCTACCCAGACACAAAAAAGGGTAAAATAAGAAAAGGTAATGAGAATCATTTACAAATGCGAATCGTTTGCATTTACAAAGCCTTAAGCGCGTCTGCGGAGGTCAAGGAACACGCCTGAGACCCGCTGAAGAAGGGACGATGTAGTCTATTTTAGGGTATTATGTTAAATAAGCTTGACAAATCCTTAAAAGTATGATATAATAATTACACTAAAGAGCAAGCGCAAGAGGAAATGCATAAGTAATATTATCTTTAGTATTATTATCTCTTGCATTATTGTTGCGTTTAACTACAGAGTACTGTATATGGCAGAGAATACTCCAACAAAACGAGTAGGTCGTCCACCGAAGGTTGATGTTGAGTCGAAAAAGGTGGGCAATCGAGGGAAACGTGGAAGACCTCCCGGAGATGCGGCGGCAATCAATGAGATGAAGGCTAGGTTGTTAGCCAGTCCGAAGTCTCGAAAGGTACTAGATAGTATTGTTAACGCCGCATTAGATGATGAGCATAAGAATCAAGCGGCGGCATGGAAACTGTTAATGGACAGGATGCTACCTGTGAGTTATTTTGAGAAAGATGCAAGCGGTGGACGTTCTGCTGTCAATATTACTATCACTGGTGTTGGGGGTAGTACAACAATTACTGGTGTTGAGGATGAAGGAGAGGTCATAGACCATGAATGAACAAAATCTCATGGCGGTCTATCGCTACATGCAAGAGCGTGGACTAAGCGATACTGCAATCTATGCGATGTTGGGTAACATTGCTGTTGAGTCAGCGAATACGTTTGATCCAAACATTGAACAACGAGGTGAAAGGAAAGATCCTGCATACGGTTTATTCCAGTTTGATCCTCGTGGTGGTTTGTATCAGCCATACATGGATTATGTTAAAACAACTGAAGACCAAGATCCTGCTAGTATTAAAAACCAACTGGACTTCATGATTGATAGTGTACAGGGTACGTACAAGCCCGGTGCAGAGTACATGGGTTTTGGTAATGTTAAGCAAGTGAATGAAGCTTTCCAAAACGATGATGTTGAGGAAGCAACAAAGTTGTTCTCTGATAAGATTCTACGCCCCGGTAAGCCACATCTTTCCAGACGAGTAGCTTCTGCAAACACTGCAAGAGATATGATTACTGCTAACCTTGCATCTGGTATTGGCGAGATAGTATCCTTTGAAGATCCAAGTCAAACACCTGAAGAGGCGGAACAACGCGGTTCTTTTCTTGAAGGGCTACGGGGTTTATATCAGCTTTACAAACGAGACTTTGGAAGTAACGCTGAACCTGTAGCCCAAGAAATGCCATCAGATGATGAGATTATTAATGTTCTTGAAGAGCAGAATAACTTTGAACCTGTAGATGAAGCTGAACTCTTGCAAGGCGAAAAAGATTTAATGGGATACAAAGGCTTTCTGTGACAGATCTTAATGTTCAGTTGCTTCCGTGGCAACAAGAAGTCTTTAATGATTCTGCTCGCTTTAAGATTGTTGCCGCAGGTAGACGTACAGGGAAATCACGACTGGCCGCATGGTTATTAATTATCTATGCGCTACAGACCAACAAGGGTCATGTGTTTTATGTTGCGCCTACTCAAGGACAGGCTCGTGATATTATGTGGCAGACGTTGTTAGAGTTAGCACATCCTGTTATTAAATCATCACACATTAACAACTTGCAAATCACTCTCATTAACGGTTGTACGATTTCGTTAAAGGGTGCAGATAGACCAGAGACAATGCGAGGTGTATCCCTTAAGTTCCTTGTGATGGACGAATATGCGGATATGAAGCCTAGTGTGTGGGAACAGATCCTACGTCCTGCGCTTGCTGACCAAAAGGGTGATGCCATGTTTATTGGTACTCCGATGGGTCGCAACCACTTCTACGAGTTGTATCAGTACGCGGAGTTGGATGAAGATGAAAGCTATAAGGCATGGCATTTTACTTCTTATGACAATCCGCTTCTCGATCCAAACGAGATTGATACAGCTAAAAAGTCCATGTCGAGCTATGCGTTCAGACAGGAATTCCTTGCAAGCTTTGAAGCATCAGGTAGTGAAGTCTTTAAAGAAGACTGGGTACAGTTTGATGATGAAGAGCCTGAGCATGGGGATTATTATATTGCAGTTGACCTTGCAGGCTTTGCAAATGTTGAACAAGCAACGAAATCTAAAAACAAAAAACTAGACCAAACTGCGATTGCGATTGTTAAAGCTAACGAAGATGGTTGGTGGGTAGCTGATATTGTATACGGCCGTTGGGATATCAAGAAGACAGCAAAGAAAATCTTTGATGCTGTTGCACGATACCAACCAGTGGCTGTTGGAATTGAAAAAGGTGCGCTGAAGAATGCAGTGCTTCCATATTTAACTGATGTCATGAAGTCAGGGCAACGCTTTTTTCGCGTAGAAGAACTGACACATGGTAACAAAAAGAAAACAGACCGTGTTGTGTGGGCATTGCAAGGGCGGTTTGAACACGGGCAAATAACTTTAAACAAGGGAGAGTGGAATGCCGCTTTCCTCGATGAGTTATTCCAGTTTCCAAATGCCTTGGTACATGATGACTTGGTCGATGCACTTGCGTACATTGACCAGTTAGCAAAAGTTGCATACGCATACGAGTACGAAGAAGACGACTTTGAAATACTAGACCCCGTAGCAGGATATTAAAATGGATTACGAACAGGACTTTGCAAAAGAAGACTCACTTGAAGGGTGGGTAATGTCTAAGTGTAATACTTGGCGAGATCATTACGAAGCAAACTATCAAGAAAAGTTTGATGAGTACTATCGGTTGTGGCGCGGTATCTGGTCACAAGAAGACTCCATGCGTAACTCCGAGCGTTCACGGATTATTTCTCCTGCATTGCAACAGGCTGTTGAGTCTAGTGTTGCAGAAGTTGAAGAGGCTACTTTTGGACGCGGGCATTTCTTTGACATTAAAGATGACATGGTTGATCCTAATCAAGGTGACATCCAATACATCCGCAACAAACTAGAAGAAGACTTTAAGTTCGTAGGTGTACGCAAGCAAATTGCAGAGTGTTTGATTAATGCGGCTGTATTCGGTACAGGTATCGGAGAGATTGTTGCAGAAGAAGTCAAAGAGTTTATTCCTGCAACGCAACCAATTCTTGACGGTGACATGCAAGCAGTTGGAGTTATGGAAAAAACACGGACAGTCTTTTCTTTACGCCCTGTTATGCCGCAAAACTTTTTGATTGATCCTGTTGCCACAAATGTTAAAGAAGCTTTAGGTGTTGCGATTGATGAATTTGTTCCGTACCATCAGGTTAGAATGCTTCAAGAGCAAGGTGTGTACGACGATATTGAAGTCGGTACTGCTCCTCCTGACAGCGACTTAGAGCCAGATCAAGATCTCACTGTACACTTTGAAGACAAAGTCCGCTTAACTAAATACTATGGTCTTGTGCCTTCTGAGTTATTAACTACAGATGAAGACGACGACTTTGAAAGCGAGTATGTCGAAGCTATGGTTGTCATTGCTAACAACGGCATTTTGTTGAAAGCAGAGCCTAACCCTTACATGATGCAAGATCGTCCGGTAGTGGCTTTCCCATGGGACGTAGTGCCGGGTCGCTTCTGGGGTCGTGGTGTCTGTGAGAAAGGATACAACGCACAGAAAGCTCTTGACACTGAGTTACGTGCGCGTATTGATGCATTAAGTTTAACTGTACACCCAATGATGGCTGTTGATGCCTCACGTCTACCTCGTGGTGCTAAGCTAGAAGTACGTCCGGGTAAGGCTATCTTGACTAATGGTAACCCTGCAGAGATTCTTCAGCCGTTTAACTTTGGTCAATTAGATCCTAACACCTTTAACCAGTCTGCATCGCTACAACAAATGGTTCAGATGGCTACAGGTGCTATTGATGCCGCAGGTATTCCCGGATCTATCAATGGAGATAGCACAGCCGCAGGGATTTCTATGTCACTGGGTGCTATCATTAAGCGTCACAAGCGTACATTGATTAACTTCCAAGAAGCATTCTTACTACCTATGGTTGCAAAAGTTGCCCATCGGTATATGCAGTTTGATCCTGAAAATTATCCGGTTAAAGACTTCAAGTTTGTTACTACGTCCTCTCTTGGTATTATTGCTCGTGAGTATGAAGTCACTCAGTTAGTTCAGTTGTTACAAACAATGTCTCCTGAGTCACCAATGTACCCACTGTTGATTGAGTCGATTGTTGATAACATGAACTTGTCGAATCGCGAAGAAGTTATTCAGAAATTACGTGAAGCAAATACTCCTGATCCTCAAATGCAAGCAATGCAACAACAGCAAGTTGAAATGGAAATGGCGCAGAAACAGTCTACTATTGAAAACATTCAAGCGCAGACCGCAGAGATTATGTCTCGTGTAGAACAGAATCAAGTTGAAACTCAATTGTTACCACAAGAAGCGGAGACTAAACGTCTTGAAGCAATTGCTCGTAACTTGGGTGAATCTGAAGATGATAAAGAATTTAATCGTCGTGCTAAACTAGCTGAGCTAGTATTAAAAGAACGTGAGATTGCAAGTAAAGAAGATATTGTAGAGCAACAAATGAGGCAAAGTAATGGTAACTAAGCAAGACGTGGACAACATTCTAGTACAAGTGAATGCCATTCTTGAAAGACTTGACAAGCGTTTAACTACCCTTGAAGAGTCTATGAAGAAGCCGACTACCACAAAAACAACACGGAGTCAAGAAAAAGACTTGACAAATTAACAAAAGTATGGTATAATATTTGCATTCAAGTAAAGGGGAAACTCATTGAGTCCTGAAGAACAAAAGTATTACGAAACTTATTTTGATTTATTTTTACATCCGGGTTGGAAACAATTCGTAGAAGAAATAAACGACATTCTTGACCATCATCGTATTGAAGATATTAAGAATGAATCGCATTTAGCGTTTGTCAAAGGTGAACGCGAAGCCCTGTTCAGAGTAAGACGCTTTGAGACAGGGATGAAATCAGCTTATGACGTATTGATGAGGCAAGATGATGCTTAAGCGGTACGATTATAAATGCACCCAATGTGAACATATCGAAGAACACTGGACACACAGTGACAACTTTGTAACATGTTTAGAATGTGGTGACACAGCACAGCGGATAATCTCTCCGATCCGAACACATTTCAAAGGCGTTGGTTGGCCCGATGCTGATGACAAGTGGGCTAAGGATCACGAGAGAGCCGCTAAACTTTAACTACTTCCATAATGCTACGGCACGGAGTTTAACAATATGGCACGTTTTTTAGACGCGAGTCCCGAAGAATTAAACGAGGGAGAAACATTCGCACCGCTTGAAGAGGAAGAGCAGACTCCTGAAGAGGAACAACCTGCAGAGCCTGAAGAGATACAAGAAGCTGAAGATGAAATCCCCGAAAAGTATCGGGGCAAGGACATTAAAGATATTGTCCAAATGCATCAAGAGGCTGAAAAGTTACTTGGAAAGCAATCCTCAGAAGTAGGCGAACTCCGTAAACTTGTTGATGATTTCGTTAAGACAAACCTAGAAGCCAAGAATAGCCCACAAGAAACTGTCGAAGATATTGACATCTTTGATGATCCTGACAAGTACATAGAACAAAAATTTGCAAATCATCCAAAGTTAAAAGAAGTTGAAGAACTTTCTCGCGCTATGAAGCAACAGGAAATTATTAACAAACTTCAATCTTCTCATCCAGGCTTTCAGGATATTATCCAGAGTGATAAGTTTGGAGAATGGGTTGCAAAATCTAAAGTTCGTACAGAGTTATACCAACGCGCAGATCAAAAGTTTGATTTTGATGCGGCTGATGAACTTCTCACATCGTGGAAAGAACGTCAGAACATTGTAAAAGAAACCGCTGAAATGCAAGAGACAGATAGAAAACGTCAGTTAAAGTCTGCTTCTACAGGTAACGCTAAAGGTTCAGGTGAGTCTCCAAGTCGCAAGATCTATCGACGTGCTGATATTATTAAACTTATGCAAACAGACCCTAAGCGGTATCAAGCACTCAGTGATGAGATTATGCAAGCTTATGCCGAGGGTCGTGTCAAATAGTGTTAAGGAGAAATTAACATGGCACTTGGTACTAACCACGTCACCAATACAACTGGTGCAACTTTCATTCCAGAAATCTGGTCTGATGAAATCGTAGCGGCATATGAGAAGTCTCTCGTACTTGCCAACCTCGTCAACCGTATGCCTATGACTGGCAAGAAGGGCGACACACTTCACATCCCTAAGCCTACTCGTGGCGATGCATCTGCTAAGTCTGCTGAAACTCAGGTAACACTGATTGCGGCAACTGAGTCAGAAGTACAAGTAACAATCGATCAGCATTACGAGTACTCTCGTTTGATCGAAGACATTACTGATGTACAAGCTCTTGCTTCTATGCGTCAGTTCTACACTTCTGATGCAGGTTATGCTCTTGCTAAGCGAGTCGACACTGACTTGTTTGCATTGGCTAAGTCATTCGGTGACTCAGACGGAGCAGACTACGTTCACTCTAACTCCTTCTACATGGATGCTTCTACAGGATTGACAGCCTACGCTGTTGACACTGTTGCGGCGGCTGATATCTTCTCTGATACAGGTTTCCGTGAAGCTGTTAAAGAGTTAGACGACAATGACGTACCAATGGATCAGCGTTTTCTCGTTGTTCCTCCTTCAGTAGTACAGACTATCCGTGGTATTGATCGTTACAACTCATCTGATTTCGTATCAGGTCAGCCTGTAGCAAATGGAAACATTGGATCACTCTACGGTATTCAAGTCTACGTTTCAACAAACTGCCCTGTCGTAGAAACTGCAGGCGATAACTCTGCAGGTGGTGAGTTGAAAGCAGGTATCTTGGGTCATCGTGACGCAATGGTATTTGCAGAGCAAATGGGTGTTCGCACTCAGACTCAGTACAAGCAAGAGTACTTAGGTGACTTGTTCACTGCAGACACTCTGTACGGCGTAAAAGTATTACGTCCTGAGTCAGCACTTACTTTGGTATTCAATTCCTAAGTAATCCTACCTAGGCCCCTCTCCGGAGGGGTCTTCCTAATTCTATACACTGGAGATGTAAATGGCTATTTTTCGTGGCACAGGTGGACAAGGTGACAGCACTACAGATACTACCGTTACCACTGTAACAGAAAAAGCCGCAGAAGCCGCATCTTCAGCTACCTCCGCCGCTAACAGCGCAACCTCAGCCAGTAACTCTGCAACCTCTGCAGAGACTTCTGCAACCAATGCCGCTACCAGTGAAAGTAATGCGGCTACCTCAGCGTCTAATGCCTCTACCTCAGCCACTGCCGCAGAGACTGCAAAGACTGCCGCACAAGCCGCACAGACAGCGGCTGAGACTGCAGAGACTAATGCAGAAACTGCAGAGGCTAATGCAGTCACAGCAAAGACTCAAGCGGAGTCTGCTAGAGATAATGCACAGACTGCACAGACTGCCGCAGAGACAGCAGAGACAAACGCAGAGACTGCCTACAGTAATACCTTAGCAATCTATGGTAGTACAACAGACGTTCAAAATGCTGTAGACTCTGCTAGTGCTTCAGCAACCACTGCCACCACCAAAGCATCTGAAGCGGCTACATCGGCAACCAATGCGGCCAACAGTGCCACTTCAGCAGGTACATCAGAAACTAATGCGGCCTCAAGCGCATCCTCAGCCGCTACATCAGCCGCTAGTGCTAACTCCTATGCTACCGATGCTCAAACAGCACAGACAGCCGCTGAGACTGCTCAAGCCGCCGCTGAAGCATCAGAGGCAGAGATTAAAGGACTCTACTTAGGTAGCCTTGCAGATGACCCTACACTTGATGGTAATGGTGTTGCTGTTACGACAGGTGATTTGTACTTTAACACGACAGAACAAGAAGTACGAGTGTATACTGATGGTGACGTATGGGAACCTATCCAAGAACTCTCTGGCGATCAAACTGTCAACTCTCTCACCTCTAACAACGATGTAGTCGTCAAAGGTAACCTTGAAGTCCAAGGCACTACCATCACTGTAGACTCTGCCACTGCACAAACCATTGACCTAGGTGATAACGATAAGATTCGCTTAGGTGACGATGATGATTTGCAGGTGTATCATGACGGTACAGATAGCTACATTGCTAACTCTACAGGCACTCTCAAGCTCTCAGGCAACACAGACATCACAGGCAACATCACTGTCTCTGGCACTGTCGATGGGCGTGACGTAGCCGCTGATGGAGCTACACTGGATGCTGTAGCGTCAACTTATGTGGACGTAAGTGGCGACACCCTCACAGGCGATCTAGCGTTTGGCGATAACGTCAAAGCTAAGTTTGGTGATGATAGCGAACTAGAAATTTACCATGACGGCACTAAATCAATTATACGTGATATTGGTACGGGCAATTTACAGATAAGAGGGGCAAACTTTCAGGTAACAAATGCCGCAGGGACAGAAAATATGATCCTTGCATTACCTAATGGCTCTGTATCTCTGTACTACGACAACTCTCAGAAGCTAGCCACAACCTCCTCCGGTGTAGACGTTACTGGGACTTTAGTGTCTGATGGGTTGACGGTTGATGGGGATGTAACTCTCACAAATAGCACCAGTGGTAATCACCTTGTTTATATTGATTCAACAACTGGTAATTCACGATTAGTATTTAGTCGAGACGGCACTGACCGTTGGAATATTGGGTATAGTACATCTGGTGCTGTATTTAACATTTACGATAGTGTTGCAGGTGCAACTAGACTTGCGGTTGAGGACAATGGGGATATTCTTTTTTATGAAGACACCGGAACCACTGCAAAGTTAACATGGGATGCGAGTGCTGAGCATTTAAAATTTAGTGATAGTGTAGAAGCAAGATTTGGCGACAACAGCGAATTTAGAATCTATCACGATACCTCTGATACGTATTTGGTTAATTTTACACAGGGCAATATTTACCTTAAACAAGAAGTA